ACTCGGTTTTTGAATATCTCCCACTGCGCTATCGTGCCGGATAGTACGTTCTGCTGTTCGCGTATAGCAGAAGTACCCACTTCCCATTCTGCGTTAGCTTCCCGTAGTAGCGTGCGCAGGCGTGAGGTTTCCCCCTGCTTTAGCTGGTTCTGTATCTTGGTGATAGCCTCAAAGATACGCCCACCGCCGGTTAGCTCCACCTTCGCGGCGGAAGCGACTTCTACAGGTAGGGCATTCAGCTTTTTGGCGAATAGTTCCAGCGCCTTGATCGCATCGGCCTCAATAACCTCTACCCAATCCGCAGTGCTCATACCCATGAAGGCGGCGAAGTCCCCCGCGTCCGCCTTCATATCTGCAAATATCTTGGTGAAGGTAGTACCGGCAGTTTCCGCGGTAAGACCGATATCCATCGCAAGGGCAGATAGCGCCGCCGATTGCGCGTACGTAAGGGAGCCGCCCGCGTCACCGATACGACGCATAACGTCGAACAGTTCTTCTGCGGTAGCCGTCGATACGTTGGATAGCTGGTTGATTACAGCGACAGCCCGCCCGAACTCTGCTTGCGAAAGCTGAAAAATGTTAATCAGCTTACCTAGCGCTGGCGCGGCTACGTCCGCGGACACGTCGAGGGCGGTGACGGCTCTTGCCAACTCTTCCGTAAAGGCTAGCAGGGCGTCGGGGCCTTGCTCCCCGATACCCATCTGGCCGCCCAGCGCGGCGATACGTGCGAGTTCGTTAGCTGCTACGTTAGTTGTTTTAGACAGGTCTATTAGCCCTGTCTTCATCGTAGCTAGCGCTTCGTTAGTGAAGTCAGTGGTTTTCTTGACTTCAATAAGCTGCTGCTGGAAAGTCGCCGCAGCGGCTACGGGGAAGCCGATAGTCGAGACTACCGTTAGGGCGGAGCTTACCGCGCCCACAAAACGAATAACCCCGGACTCAAGGGACTTGAGCACCGGGGATAGATTGTCTACTCCGCGTACTTCTACGCTAAGGGTTTCAGTATTAGCCATCGTCAAGTCCCGCCTGTTCCCATAGTTCCGGCAGGCGGTCTTGAACTTTGAAGTCTTTACTGAACAGTCCGCCTACCGCAGTCATCGTATCTACAATATACCGCAGCCTACGCTCAGCGTCTAGGCGAATTGTCGAAGCCAGTAGCGAGTGGAACTGGTCTAGGTCGTACTCCAATACATCATGCAGTCGATGCCCATTGTTGATAAGAAAAACGATGGATTCGGTGATGTTCGTCTTACGCCCGCCGCCCCTACGCTTTAGGCTTCTTGCGCGAGCCGCTTTTGCTGGATCGCTAGGTGCGGGATGATCCTTTCCGTAAAAAAACGCTTGTTGTACCCCGCGATCTCCATGACGATAATCATGAAGTCGTCAAAGTCCGTGTCGGCAAGCTCCTCGGCGGTCAAGCTACACATGCACGCGGCGACCTCTGTAGTAGGGGTAACGCGCTTTGCAATCGATTTCAATAGTGCGGACTGGTCGATGCTTAGCGACATCAGTTCCTGCGTGTTCGCGGGGACTGTGCCTCCTAGCGCCCCGCGGATATCCCCGAGAAGGTCTGCTAGAAAGTTCGCAATGCGCTCGAAGTCTTTGACTTTCGGTTTCTTGATAATTACTGAACGGCCATCGGATAGCGTGATGACGTGCGGGGTGCTCGGGGTTGCGCTCATTTCTTCCTCCATTACCTAGAAAAAAGGCCCCCGAAGGGGCCTATACCTGCTAGCCTATCAGGCCGCGACGTTGCGTTGCACAAAGAACCTAGAGCCGTTGCCCGTAATGAACGGGTCTGCTAGCAGCGAGCCGGTGATATCGACCGACGCTAGTTCCTCGTTAATTAGCCCGTAACCCGTGAGCGGGTCGAACTGGCAGCGGTAAAGATCGACAATAACAATAGAGTCGTCCACCGTGTTCAGACCCTCGAAACGTAGGTAGCGCTCGTTGGCGTTGGATTGCGTGAACGCGTCCAGGCGAGTGTAGCCGCCGTAGGTGTAGTCCACGGTAACCGCCGCGCCCTCGGTAGCGTTGGTGGTAGCGGTATCCGGCCAGATAATCGCGCCGTTTTTCGCATCAAGGGTGTAGTCGGTACCTGCCACCAAAGGAGTGACGCCCGCAGTGATCGTGACTGCCGAGACATCCGGGTGTGCTAGCGCCGAGCGCTTGCCTAGATACACTTTGTGCGCCTCGTCGGACACCGTAGCGCCAGTGATCGCGGAAGTGGAACCCATAAGACCCAGCGCAAGGTTCTCTAGGGTGATCGACTCGATCTTGAACGTGAATTTACCCTTGCGTTCCTTGTTGATAATTAGGTCGAGACCGCGTGCGCCAGTCTCAGACTCTTTATGTTCAAAGTTGGAAACTTCGATATCCAGCGATAGTTCCGGGACGTTGCCGATTCGAGTAAAACCTTCCGGCTTACCCGTAGTACTGTTGCGCACCGCGGCGTACAGGCTGCCTTGCCCAGAGTAGTAGTAGTTGGTTAGTGCCATTTGCTTCTCCTTGACTTAGTTGTTGGTAGCGCCTAGCTTAACTACGTTAGTACGCCACACCTGACTGTAGAAAATCAGTCCATCAGATGATACGTCGTCTTCGGGTTTTTCGCCAGCCCAAACCCACGGTCGATTGTTTACGCCTTTGTACCCCTCCAAAGTCTCGCGTATCTCGTCCAGTAAATTCATACCGACAGGTTTGGTGTCATCCTGCCCCGCGAAAATGTACTGGATACCTATGATGACACTAAACTGGAAAGTAATCAGTCGCGCGTTGCCGGATTTGAAATCGCTTGCAACTCCCTGATTCGCCTGCACAGGTATCGCGCCGTCGTAGGTAATACCTACTACTGGCGGCATCTGCATCGTTGTCTTGTGCTTCAGGTCTTCCAAGTCAAAGATAGAAAACGCCCCTTCAGCAAACGCGGGGAGCCCAGATACTAGTGTCTGTAGCTCAGTCTGTAGCTGCTCTATGCGTCTATCCATTAAGCCTCCCGTACCATGCGCTTCACTAATCGAGCTACCGCTTCGCGATATGATCGCACATCGTTATACGCCAAATCCATGAACGGTCTTGCCGGTATACGGTAGTTACCGTAATGCTGTATACGTCCGTAGAATGCGGCTTCGTCGTCATCGATACCTATGCGGAAGCCCAGGCCGGTACTCGTAGTGAACAGCCCCGCGTTGGACCCGCTGACTTCACCGAAAGACCTGTACAACGTACCTGAGTCCACTAACTTCTTCTCTGGATTGGAAGACCCCTTCCAGCGCTTGTTGTATATCGTTTTTTTAGCGAGTGCCGGCCACGAAGACCCGTAAGCGTCTACTTCCGCCATAAACCTCGCGCGCATACGCCTAATTAGTAGCTGTTTAGCAGGCCCATCGTTGAATACGTCGGGGAGCTTACTGCTTATCCTACGTAGCCTACTTACGAGCCTTTGGTGCCCGGAAACGTTCATTATATGTACTCAGTAGATGTCGGGAACTCTACCGCCATACGTGGACGCTCTAGCGGGGCAGCCTGCACTTGCAAAAAATTAAAAATAGGTTTTGATACTCTGTTCCCCACTTTCGGGTCTCGGTTAGCAGGTACGCTAGGGAGGGTGTTCTGGTGTAAGACCGCCGCCGTGATTGCTACCGCCTTTAGCGTGGCAGGTATAGGGTCTAGCTCCGCGAAACCGCTTGTGTACTCGACGGACACACTCGCCGCACCAAACGCCGCCTGTACATACAGGAAGACCAGACCTTTCACATAATCAATGCGATAGTCTGCGCCGCGCACAAGCGGCAGCCCCGCGGATGTTACTACTTCGCTACCGTCAACAACGAAACCGCGCGTAAGGGATAAGGTATACGTAGGGGTTGTACCGCCCTCGGTAGGGCCTAGGTAGTCGAAGTAATCCACTACCTGTACCCTATCGAGTTTGGTGTCCAGTACCTGCTCCACTACGGGGAGAGATAGATCAAGGGCCTGCGCCGCGTTGGCTAGAGCGGACGCGCTCTGCATTACCCCCATAGTGGCGAGTACTTCTTCCGGTGTCGCTAGTCGCATAGTCAATCTACTTCTCCCCGCACTGGATTACCCGGTACTCACTCAGCCTTGCGGCGGGTGCGCGCTGCTTTCGGCTTCTCTTCCGCGTCAGCCGACATATCATCGCCGTCGCGTTCAGCCGGCACCTCTTCCACAACCTCGTCGTCGTCCTCTTCCTGAACAACCGCGTCACCCTTGACTTTGACGAATAGCCGTTTGGTAGTGCCCGCGGCGTCCACGTACGTAAGGTCATCCATACCCGCGGCCTCTTCTGGGGTAACCCACACCGTTTGCCCTTTTTCGACAGGCTCGGGGCCGGTAGCCACGGACATATAGCGCTGCGCGCCGACTAGCTTACGCTGAACCTTATCAGACATGATTTTCTCCTACCGTTTGAAATTGATTGCAAGCCTAGTTACGGCTTCTTGTACCAGAAAACGATGAGTTGGTTAGTGGCCCCGGTCGAACGGATACCACCAGTGTCGCTGCCCCCGGTGAGCGTAGCCCCGGACACCGTGAAAGTAGTGCCAGTCTCCGCTAGTGTGATTGCGTTACCTGCGGCACCTTCAGTAGCGGCGCGGACGGTCACAACGTTGCTGGACACCGTAGCAGAAACCGTAGGGCTGTTCTGGCACGCTGCCCACTGGTTGATCTTCGCTGCGAGGTTGGTAGCCGTAGCCGCCGCGGACGCACCGATAGTGACTTTGGTGTAGTCCTGATCTTCGCTAGGTAGCGTAGATAGCGTGAAGAGACGGCCAGCGATAGTAACCGTGTCGTTAGCTACCATGGTACCGACAGTGACCGTACCGCTGGCGGTCAAGTTGTCGATGCTAACCGTGCCGGTAACGTCAGTGATGGTACCGGCGTTGTTGTTGAGAACGGATAGCACGGTATCCGTGTTACGGATAGCGGCTAGAGCGATCTTGGTGTTCGCGGCTGCGCCCGTGAGCAAAGCGACGCGCAGGTTTTGTAGCTCACCAATCTGTCTAGCTGCGCTACCCGCGCCCGTACCGTGCATTCCGGTACCGCCGCGGCCTAGTTGGGTGTTGACTTCCAGAGGCATGTGAATCTCCTAAAGCGTAAGGGGGCTTTCGCCCCCTATGGGTTAGATATTGAGGTACTTAACCGCGGCGTTCGGGTCTTCGACTTGCAGAGCAACGCGTGCCGTCAGGACAATGATGAACTCGCGCGAACGGATATCGCGGTCAGTCTCGACGCGGATGTCACGCTGGATACCGAAAATCAGGTTCTGCATGAAAGTGAAGAAGCCTTGGTTGCCGGAACCGACGGCTGCGAGCATCGGGGCCGCATCCACCGGAACCCCGTAAGCGTTGATCGGCTGCTGCGAGGTCAGCATGGAGTCGCCGTAGCCGGTTGCGCGTTGCGCGACAACATCACGATACTTGATAGTGTTGGCAACCGACACAACATGCCGCATCTGCGCGAGGTTGCGTAGATACTTTTGCGGCATAGCCAACATACCGTTCTTGAACAGGGTCGGGGTGATACCCGCACTAGCGTTGTTGACCACGTTAGCGGTCATGCGCTTCAGCCAGCCATCGTGCAGGGCTAGGTAGGCGTCGCCAGAGGCGCTATCCGCAGCTAGCGCCAACTCTTCCAGGTCGATAGCCGCGCGCTCGGCGATGAGGCGCATGATGTGCGACTCTAGCGACTGGCCTTCGATGTTGTCTTCGAAGATTTCGTACGGCAGGCGGATTTCCGCGATGACCTCTTCGGTGCTCATTTCGATTTGCGAAGTAGTCGGAGCGGCGCGGTCGGCTTTCAGCACGTAACGGTCGTTACTGCCGTCGTCATTGGCGCTGCCGGAAGTACGGGCGGCACGAAGGATACGGCTGGCGAAACCGATGCGGTTGATTTTGCGGCGCGGCGCGGACATACGAACCACGCGCGATTGACGCAGGATCG